CTGATTTTATTTGATCTGTTATCGAACCTTCACCTGTACCAGTTAGATTACCTAACTGAGATTGTAGATCAGATACATCACCAGTAGAAGCGTACTTATCTTTTAAACCACTAATGATATCTGAAAGACCTTGTACATCTCCTACTTCAGTTGTGGTATCCCAGTTATCTAACCTAGATTGTAGAGTTGATATATCTGATTGAGCTGTACCTAACCCACCTTCAAGGGTGCTGAGTTGTGAAGTTGCTGTACCTTTCCAGTCTTGTAAACCTGAAATGTCTCCTGTTTTTAAATAATCTGATAAGTCATACTCCTTACCTAAATCATCCCAGTCAACATCTTTAAGGAAGCCTTCAATGTTTTTAAGAACCTTATCTTGATAGAGGTTTTCAGTTAATCTATCATTATGACTACGTTTTTGCCATCTAAGATGCGGTCTATCTATTTCAGTATAGGTATAACTCATGAGCCTTCCTCTATTCTATTTCTTATCCACTCCACAACTGACCGTTGTCCAGAGCGATACATAATTTGTTCCATCTTTTCATCTGGGTTTGGGTTAAGTGGTGGATGGATTTCCTCTAGTTCTAAGAGGATTGTTTCAAGAGTAGGTCCAAGGATCGGCTCAAGAATATTGGGGGAGATTGACATTACTATGTTCAAAGAACGCTGGCATTCTTGCTGACTTTGTTTCGACTAGCTCAGGAGCTTTGCCGTTATACATAAGATTATCGCTAGAATCCAGCCAAAATTTTTTGCTTAAATATTTATCGCCATAGGTATTCTTACCTAATGGCTCCATTATCCAGTTAATCGTGGCCTTCCTAAGTTTATCCAGAGATTTACTCCAAGATAAGCCCATATCGAGACATACAAGGCTATTAGTGGCCACGTGTATTTGTTCGTCTCTGGAAATATCAGCTGATACCGTTCTGAGACCAGCATCCCCATTAAACCTAAAAAAAGGCAGAAGTACAAAGAAGATAGCACGTTCAATAACTAAAGCTTTGGTGATCATGTGGTCAGGGTGCGCTTCCCACGCATCCCTTAAAAGAAAAGCCTCTTTCTCAGACTTCTCATCAACGCCTATAGCGTTCGTAATATAGCCAAGGGCAAGGTCATGCTTGACCTCATCCTTGACGTTAGATTCTAGGAGTTTCCGTGCATTAGCAGGTACATCCTTCTCAAGAGCTTCGGAGATAAAATCCCCCACTGGTAATTCCATGTGACGAATTGCCAGAGCGCGGTAGATGGTCTCTTCAGCTCCTTCCTTAAGTTTTCCTCCTGTTGTCTGGACAGGAGTCCAGGTTCTCTTTCTATTGAGTAACTTTTCATATGGGTTCATTCTTGACAATCGCATTGGGGTTCGTTGTTTAGAATCCCCTGCAAGTAATCTTGGACATCCTCTTCATCTAAAGCTGCATAAGCACTTGACTTATCCTGAACGTCACCCATTACCTGTAAGGAATAATAAAGTGAAGTCTGGGGGCTTTCTAGCCACTCTTCCACGAACTGTTCGTCGTAGGTTACAACATCACTCCAAGAGTTGAAACTGTATCCATGAAGAAGCCCTGTATGGTTAAACATATACATCAATTGATCAGCTACTTTCTTATAAGCATCCCAACCAACTTCTGAGGCGATTTCTACATCACCATATTCATATGTCTGTACACCAAAGGTTCCTGAATCTCTATCTACACTCCTAGCTATAGGAGGTGCAATTTCAGGTGTGCAAGTAAAGCCTTCTCTGTCTTTACTGCGATATGAACAGCTTGCGGTAGGAGCGATAGCAAATGCTCTCTCCATATTATATTCTCTAGCAACATCAGCCGCACTCTGAATGCCTTTATAAAATTCTGCAGCTAATAATCCAGCTGTACCTAGTCCAGGTATGCCATCATTAACTGCTTGTAATGCATCACCAAATTGTTCGTAGGTGATGTTGTTTTGCCTTAGTAGGTTTGCTAACCCAAGGCATCCAAGTCCAACCTGCCTGTCGGTCTCGCTGGGGAGATATTCTCCAGAACCTCCAATGCCTGTTTTGCTATGGAGGTCGCACAGACTTCGCATACCCTCAACAAAACCTTTTGACACGTCGGAGATTTTACAGGCACCGAGATTAACGTGTTGGAGGAGGCAAGTTCCTCGTGATGGCAAGTAAACCTCAAGGCATACGTTGCCTCTGATTCTTTTTCCATTTTTGTCATACTTAATTTTGTTTAACCATATGTCACCTGACCTGATGCCATATATCACTGCTTCCCGTGTGTTAGCACTAGCTGTTTCCCATCTGATATCGTTAATGTTGACACATCTTTTGACCCACGGGAGTTCTGATCTAGAAGTAGTAATGAACTCAATGATATCAGGATGATCGAGATCCAAATGTAAAACACACGCTCCATTTTTATAATGTCCTCCTCTACGGATTATTTCATTTAAGGTGGAGTAGATTTTCCCGAACGATACTGGTCCAGAAGCTGTAAGACCCTTTCCATTTTCTTGTCCTTTGGGTCGGAGCTTTGATAGATGGACAGCAACTCCTGCTCCATATCTGAGTGCATGAGAGACGAATCTCCAACTTGCTTCGATTCCATTTGGTCCTTCCATTGAGTCTTCAACAGTGAAGACAGTGCATGACACTGGTAGGCGGGAGGTGGGGTCATCAATCCAATTCTGAACCCGACCAGTTCTAGATATTAAATTTGTTGTCATTAAACTAGATCAGTTAATGTAGGTGGTAAATAGTTTTTGCTCTTTAGTACTTTTCCGTCTTCTCTATATGTAGGCTTTCCATCCTCATCTAGTTTTGACATATTGCTCTGGTGAACTCGACGTAGAGCTTCGTCTAAGTCCCATTTCATATTTGCTGCATATTGGTAGCAGACATAAACAAGATCACTGAGTTCCTTTAAAGCATCCTCACGAAAGCCAGCGTTGTCTCTAAACAACATACCTTCAGCTTCTAAGAATTCTTTAAACTCCTCAACGATCAAATTCTTTTGCATATTCCTCGATCTGAGAGTTTTGGAATTCCTCACATTGAACGAGTTCCTGAACTCTTTGGCTTGTTCTAAATTCGACTTCATTCTTTAGGTAGTGGATTGCTTTTTCTAGGTCGTCTATATCGTCAAACTTATGACCTGCTCTGCAGACATATTTGATTACGTTTCCGAGGTGGAAGTTGAGTTCTTGATCACGAACAAAATCCCAGACTTGGATGGATCCACGCCTGTAGTATTTAGGTCCATGGTCATTGGTGGTTTCGGCCATTTGTTTATTAGATTTGTAATGCTGTTAGCAAGTACAAAATTTTGCTTCTGTAATGCTAGGAAGACGGTGTTAACATCTTTCCTATCTGTATCTGGATGCTCTATGGCATCTTTTATTTGTCTTAGCTTGAGGTCTTGCTCAAGTGTTAACGCAGTAATCGGCTGAGGGATTCCAGAGTATTGGTTCCCTGTTTTCATGGTCATAATCCTCTGTAGTTAAGATCTTTGCTAGACGTGCATTGGTTAAAGCAACTTCTTCTGATAATCCTTTATCTTTGAAAGCATCAAGTAGAGTTTTCCAACTCCAACCTTTCTCTTCAAACAGTTGGGTAGCTCTTTTAACACCTACCCCTGGTATACCAGCGTAACCGTCAGTATTATCTCCTGCTGCACTTTGCACTAAATGCCATTTAGCACCTTCGTCAGGATTGATGAGTGTGCTTTCTTCAAAGTTGTATAACATTCCAGGTATTTGCCTCATATCCTTATCAGGACTGACAATAATATTACCTGTATGTTTTGTAGCGTAGATACCCATAGCATCATCAGCTTCAAGTGTAGGCATGGTAATCACTTCAAACTCAGTCTTGAGTTTATTAATTACCCGTTTGTAAGCACAAGGCTTTTTTCTATTTCGATGACCTTTGTAATCAGCCTGAATTTTTTTCCGAAAATTATCAGGGCTGCTAAAGAATAAAATGATGTCATCGAATGATCCGAAATGTCGTTGTATCTTTTTAATCTCCCTCATCACACAGGCATAAGCCTCTGAGAATTTAGAAGTAACTAAAATAACGTCATCTCCAAAATCAATCTCTGTCTCTGCAGCTGCACAACATTTATATACTGTAAAGTCTGCATCAATTAATAATTTCATGTGGTGGTTAAATATTTTACAGCTTTCATTAAGCCTTCCAAGTTATCACCTAAACCTCCTATAGATGTATTGCATTTTTTACATATGTAACCTCTAAAGGTTTCTGTTACTGGATCATGATCAAAACACATACCAGCAATACCTCGGTCATGTGTCATAGGTACTTTACAACAAGCACATGGCGTACCTTCAGGCGGTCTATGTTTAGAAAACAGAGCTCTAGAACCAAACTTTTTTTCATGAGCATTAGCTCTACCACGTTGTTTTGCGTGGTAACATTCGTTACAGTCTGGCCTGTAGTAAGTTTTACCCCAGGTATTAGGTCTTCCAGTAAACTTAACATTAGGTTCACTTTGCCCACATTTAGTGCACTTCCGACCAGTTGTTTCCTGATTTTGCTTCTGCTGCGATGGGGACTCTAAGGTTATAATATTCCCCAGCTCTAACTGCTGAATGTTCAAGGGTGAATTTCATATCTTTTATGTGTGACTGAGCGCACTCGTATTGAATTTCGTCATGTATAAATGCGAGCTGGTGAGCACGTAGACCAGCTTCTTTAATTGTTTCGTCTGCTAATAATAACCAACGTTTTGCAATAACTCCAGCTGAACACTGAAGTAAATAATTGAGAGCTTTATGTTGACTATCTACTAGAAGCTTTCTTCCATCGATAGCCATGATCGAGCCTGTAGAAGACCGCTTCTTAACAGCCTGTAGCAGCTCTGATAATCCAGGGATGGCGGCAATGAACGCTGCACGTACCTCTTTTCCCTTAGCTCTTGCCTTATTTGGTTGTAGTTGTTTATCGACTGATAATCCGATCTTGGCATCGCCTGCTCCATATAAGAATGCATAAGTTACTGTTTTAACAGCTCGTCTACTAATTCCGATTTTGTCTGCGTTGACTTGATGTATGTCTCCAGTGAGGAGGATTTCGGCATAACGTCCTTCATCATATCTGGCGAGATAGTGAGCGAGCATCCTGAGCTCAATACCACTAAGGTCAGCCCCGCACATAGCCATTCCAGGCGAGGCGGTAAATAATTTTCTAAATTTTTCATCTGCTGGTACTTGACTTAAGTTGGGTTTTCTATGTGAACATCGGAAGGTGTTAGTAGCTACTGAACAATGGTGATGTATACGATTAGATGTCGTAACAAGTTTCAGCCATGCGTTCACGCCGACGGATAGAAGCCCAAGCATTTTCTTGAGTTCCAGACAACGAAATAGCTTCATCGCAATATCCGTCCCA